TGGGCTGATGACAAAATGATGCGTGATGCTTCTGGTAAGCCATTAGACATCTTAGTATATGCTCCACAACGTCGTAACCAATTACCTTTAACTCGTAATGATGTTAAATGGGAACCGTTCATCGAGTTCTGGATGCGTAAATCAATGTTAGAATTGAAAGTTAAACGTATGATTTGGGCTAAGCCTGGTACAGTTAAAACTAACGGTTCTAAACAAGAATTAAAACGTACATCTGCTGGTGTTTATCACCGTATGCGTAACAATGGTAACTTAGTACAATATAACCGTGGAGAGTTCTCAGCTAACTTGATCCGTTCTGTATTTGGTGACTTGTTCTACAGACGTGTGGATGTTAAAGACCGAAGTGTTAAAATGTATACTAATGAAGCTGGTTTTGACGTATTCCAACAAGCTTTGAAAAATGATGCATTGAACTCAGGTCTTACTTTCATGGCTGATTCTGGTAATCGTTACATGCAAGGAGAAGGACAACACATCACTTACAACTTTGCATTTGATGCAATGGTAACTCGTGAGACTGGACGTGTTGAATTGATCCACTTGAAAGAATTAGATTTACCTCAAACTAACTTAGAGTTTGGACAAAACAAAAAATCAACTCCTGTATTCATGGTGTTTGACGTTTCTCCAATGTCTGATGGTTCAATGGTAAACAATATCCGTGAAGTACGTATGAAAGGTGCTCCTTCTATGACTTGGGGATATATTGATGGTACTCGTCACCACTTAGGTTTTGCTAAGTCACAAGGTATGAGCTCTGCTAATAAATTTCCAGGATACGAAATCTGGATGAAAGACCGTTGCGATGTATTCATCGAAGATCTTTCTAGAACTGTGTTGATCGAGGAAATCCCACAATTCTAATAATAGTAACAGTACCTGTGCTGCTTCCCATAAGAACAGCTCACAGGTCTTTTTCCGAGAAGAGTCCCCTCACCTCCTCTCCCTCCTACGAGGGGATAATTCTCAACCTAGAGTGTTTGATATGGATAGTATCCATGATCAGGTTCCTTCGATGGGACCACTCTACTAAATTAAAACCAAATTTTATTAAATAACTACATTATGGGTAAAACAGGCAAAATTTCTACTATTAAGAGAGAATACAATAGCTCTCAGTTACAAACTATGGATAGTGGGTTAGCACAGAAAGGAATGACAAGAATCCCTGGTACAGGTGTATTCAAATATCCTTATAAGGAATTAGATGGTAAGTATAGAACAGGACTTGATCCAGATGCTGCTTACATCAAACGTATCAAAGATGATACTGAAAGAGAACTTGAGATTGAGAGAGTAACTGCTCTTAGAAAAAAACTTGAGAGCGAAATTGGTGATATTGATCTTGGACCACGTTCTAAATTCTGGAACTATGGATTATCAACTTCTCCAGATGATCAAACTCACGTACAAGCAGTTAAATTAATGGATGGTGATAACTATTTTGATTTATCAAATGCTTTCCAAGAAATAGCCTTTTCATGGTTGAGAGTACATCCAACTATTGCAAGCTCTTACCAAGCATGGGAAAGAGGAGAATATCCAGCAGATACACAGTTTTATGTTGTAGATGATGAGATTGAAAATGCAGTGATCTTCAAGAAAAAACAATTGATTAACAAAGCAATTGTTAGATTTGATTCTATGACTCCAGAGAAGAAGAAAAAAGTTGCAAGACTTTTAGGACTTCCAGTTACAGAAGACACAAAAGAAGAAGTGGTGTACAACTTAGTAGATAATGTATTGAAACAAACAGAGTTTAAGAATGGTAAGTATTCAGGCTTAAATCCAATTGAGGTGTTCAATAGATTTGCTGAAATGAAAGAGAGTTTACTCCATATTAAAGATTTAGTAAAACAAGCCATCACACATTCCATTTATAGAGTGAAACCTAACGGTAAGATTTATGAAGGAGAATTTGAAGTGGCAACAGATGAGGAAGATTTAGTAAAATTCCTTGCAGATGATGACAACCAAGATGAATTGTTGGTGTTAGAAGGTAAATTAAAAACTAAAAAACTAGCTGCTATTTAGTGGCTAGTTTTTAAAAAATATAAAACATGATACCAATAGATAGTTTATTATATAAGATTGACCAAAGATTAAATAAGCTATCAACTAATGAGCATCAACAGATTCAGTTAGAAGACAAAATCTTGGCTTTGAATGAGGCTCAGATTAAGTTGATAAAACAAAAGATTGATGGTTTTAGTGTGGCAAGTGGATATGGAATGGATTCATTTAAAAAGCGTTATGAAGACTTACAGAGTCTTGTAATGAATTATAATCACCAACCATTAACGCTAACATTAAAAGATGCTGATTTGAATCAGTGGTCAGCAAGTGTTCATGATTTAGTACCAAAGTACATGTTCTATGTTGATAGTTACATATTAGCTGATAAAGGGAGATGTAAGGATAGAAAGATTTGGATCAATCGAGATCTTGCCAAACATGGTGATCTTCAGTTTTTATTAAATAACGATCATTATAAACCTTCATTTGAGTATCAAGAAACATTCAACTCTTTGTCATCAGATGAAATGAGTATATTCACAGATGGAACATTCACTCCTAAGAATATACAGATAATGTACATGAGATATCCTCAATACATAAATAAAGAAGGGTATATAATGTTTGATGGAACTCCATCATTTGATCAAGATTGTGAACTTGAATTATATCTAGAGGATGAGTTGTTAGACTTAACAGTGCAAAATCTAGCGATGTATACTGAAAATATATCAGCAGTACAAACTGCACAGTTCAGAATACAAACAAACGAATAAACTTTATTAACATTTTAAAATAAACAAAAAATGGCTGATTTTTCATTAACCACGGTATTCGTGGTTCCAGTAGGGCAGGATGCTGTCCCTAGCTCTGGTTCGACTCAAGACCTTGATGCTGGTGTTGTAGGAATCTTTAACAACTTGTACGCTACAGTAACTTCTGGTACAATTGCTAACTTTCCTTACTTCTATGTAGCTCAAGGTAGAGACAACACTTATTTGCAAGGATCTAAAAGATCTGACAAGATCTCTGGTATCAACAACTCTTCTTACGGTACTAACGTAACTGAGTGGTATAAAGTTACTGGATGTCCTACAGCTGCTAATCAAATTACTGATGTAACTGATTTCACTGTACAATGTGGAGATGTTATCACGTTAACTTTACGTGCTCACTCTTCTTATATTGATACATTGTATTTCAACGGTTTCACTCGTTCAGTAACAATCCAAGCTCCTTGTTGTAATTGTGATGACAATCCATGTGACACTGTAGATCCATCTATCATCATTGATGAGTTAATCTACAAATTGAACTTGAAGGCTCCAGGAAACAATCCTGATAACATTTCTTTCTCTACATTCTTCACATTTGAAAATGTAGGTGGAACTATCTTACGTATTACAGGAAAACCATTAACTAAATATGGACAACCATGTGACGTTATGGCATTCCCATTTGAGTATGATAGAATGTATTTCAGAACTTTCGTTTACTCTGGTCCAGCTACTACTGCTGACTTTATCGTAGCAGATGCTTGTAACTTTGTTGCTACACCTATCATCACTCAACGTGCTTCTTATGCTACTGGTACATCTGCAGAGATTATCCAATTAGAGAAAAACTTCTACAGCTACCAAGCAGGTTACTTGAAGCACTTATACAGAATGGCAGGATATAATGAGAACTTTGAGTCTTATGTATCTGATGGTGCTACCTATGACACATTCTATATCAAATTCAACGAGTATGATAAGAGTGCTTACCAATGGGGTGACTATATCATGGAAGATTCTACAGTGATTATTGCTGTTCCACAAAGTGGTGGTGCTTTAACTACTGATTTCCAAGATATCTTAGAAGCTGCTTTAGGCACTGTAGATGATAACAATGATTGTATTACAACTACAACCACTACATCTAGTGCTCCTGCATCTACTACAACTACAACTTCTACAAACATTCCTTAAGAATAAGAAGGGGTAAAATAAATTATTAAAATAACCTATGCCAGGGGAAAGAGGATACACTCATATTCCTCTGGCATAATTATTTAAAACAAACATGGCAAACTTACAATTAGATATATTAGTAATTCCTACTTATAGCGTACTTACACTTGGTGTTGCAGATGCTTCCATATATCCTACAAATCCTCCAGTGGTTTCATCACCATCTATTGAGATTGATATTCCAGGATTTGGAACTAAAATACTACCATTTGTTCCTAATGAAATCAATGTATTCACATCGTCTAGTTTAGGAATCACAGAATCAGGTTGTAATCAAGCACTTCCTGATGGAGTTTACAGATTAAGATATTCTGTTGCTCCTGCATATGCAAACTATGTGGAGAAAACAATATTACGTGTTGACAGACTTCAAGAGAAGTTTGACAATGCGTTTCTTCAATTAAATATGATGGAGTGTGACAGAGCCCTTAAAACACAATCTAGTGTACAATTAAATACAATCAACTTCTTTATTCAAGGAGCAATTGCAGCAGCTAATAACTGTGCAGAATATGAATCAAACACATTATATGCTCAGGCAGATAATATGTTAAACAACTTTTTAAGAACCAACTGTGGTTGTTCTGGTAACAACTACCAAATAAACTTTTATTAATTATGGCACAATGTTCAGGCTGTGGAGCTAAGGTAGGCTGTGGATGTCAGCTAAAAAATGGAATGTGTGCAGCATGTGCTGCTAAAGCAAATAAATAAAAATTTATATTATGTTATCACCTAGACTAACAGATTGCCCAGAATGTGCTAACATTCCTTCTTTACTTAAAAAAATAGATTGCAAGTTAGCAGAGCTTGGTAACAACTTGTATAACAATATTTCGTATATGTTAAACAAACCTGTACCTGCTGATGACATAACTCAATTAATAGGATATAAAAGAATACTTACTTACAAACTTTACAATCCAGACTATGTATACAAATACTCTGTAGCAATGATTGCTAGTAGAGTGATTCGTTTAACAGCAGGATGTGTAAGTAGATGTAATGAACCAGAGCGATGCTTAGAAGCTCCTTGTAATGTTGATGTTGTACCAAATCCAACCACTACAACAACTAGTTCTACTAGTTCTAGTACCACCACTACTACAACAACAATAGAGCCTACTACCACCACTACAACCACTGCAGGAAAAATTGTATATGAACTATTAAGAAGTAGTAGTAGTGATGGTAATGAAGTAGATGCTTGTTTATTACCAGAACCAGCAACAATGGTGTATATAGATATGGCTACTCCTCCAAATTTAGAAATTAACGACTTTTTATACACAGATAGTTCAGGAACCATACCATTTAATGGAGCATTGAAGTGGTGGAAATTAAAACAAGGAACTAATAGATATTCATGTCAAGTTGCTGTTAATGGAAAAATACTAACCAAATATGTTTGCGTATAACATAAAATCAATAACAATAATAATTTAATAAAAAAAATATGTCAACTTGCTCAAATTGTTATAACGGATGTACAGAGATTGTCTCTGATAGATGTGTTAAGTATACAGGAATTGATGTTCCTGTTTTAGGTATTCAAACAGGTGATTCTCTTTCTTATGTAGAACAAGCGTTAATTACGTTCCTCACTTCTACATTAGATGGTACAGGAGTTAAAATAGATCTCACTGGTGTAGATGTATGTGCTCTTGTACAAAATTATTTACCTACATGTAAAGATCTTACAATTGTAGATATATCAAAAGCTCTTATACAAGCTGCTTGCGATCTTCAAGAACAAGTTGATGATATTGTAGCAGAACTTGCTGTATTAAATGCTGATTATACAATTGGATGTTTGACAGGTGTGACAGCTTCTTCAGACACACATGCTATTGTACAAGCTGTTATAAATACACTTTGTGAATTAAATACTGATTTTGCACAACTATTAATTGATCTACCTAATACATATGTAGCTATTGCAGATCTTGATATATTAATTCAAGATTATTTAAATAGTACTGGTTATAATAATCTTATTAGTAGCAGAATGGTTCCTTATGCTGTACTTCCATATTTTGGACCATTAAGTAATTTTGGTTCTCAAGGAGCTGGATTAAATTTAACATTGACCACTGGAGAAAATTGGACTAATGTATATCTTTGTAATGGTAATAATAGCACTCCTGATTTAAGAGGTAGAGCATTAGTTGGTGCTATTCAAAATGTTCCAGGAGGATCATTGAGTTCTGTTGTAGATCCAGGTGCTAGTCCTGCTAATCCAAATTATAGTTTAAATAGCACTGCAGGTGCAAATCAAGTTACATTACAAGAGCCACAAATTCCTATTCACACACATAGTATTACAAATGTAGTCACTGTAACTGATCCTGGGCATGCACATGATTTAAAAGTTAATGTTAGTTCTGCAGGAGATGGATTTGCTGCTTTTGAGTCTTCAGTTACAGAAGGTAATTTTGAAACAGAAACTGCTCAAACAGATATTACTGTTAGTGTAGTTTCTACAGCATCTACTTCTGGAGGAGGACTTCCTCATGCAAACATTCAACCAGTAACAGCTTGTTACTATATTCAATACAGACCTTAATAAATTAATAAGATGGCATATCCATATTTACCAGTAAATTCGTGCTGTACAGATGTAGTTTTAAATAGTCCCTGTGGATGCAGTTCTACACTTCCTAATAGTGGTTGTAATGACAATCCATGTGGAACTAATGTAACTTTGTCTAGTAATGTCATTTATAATGGTCCTGAATTACCATGTATAATTGCTGAGCCATGTGACACACTTAATGTAGTGTTACAAAAGATTGATGAGATTATATGTAACTTGTTACAACAAATCAATACATTGAATACTCAAGTTGCTAATATTACAGAGCAGATAATTAATATTGAAGCTGATATCATTATTATAAATAATGCATTAGATCAATGTTGTGCAACAACAACAACTACAACAACTACTGTTTAGTAAATCTTTAATAAAATTATATAATGAGTAATTGTTCTCAAATAAATAATACAACAGTAAAAGGAACGAGTGTTGTCTCATATGATAGCACTCCAATTCCTTGTTCAGATATAAATCAATGTGATGGATTAAATGATATTCTTGCAAAGTTTGATAATATTATATGTAATGTAACAAATGATGTTAATGTTCTTATAGAAGAAGTAACAAACATTACTGAGGATTTAATGGTTATTTCAGAAGATATAATTGACATTAACACTCAACTTAATATATGTTGTCCCACAACTACAACCACTACTACAATCCCTCCCACTACTACCACTACCACAACAGCTACACCCACTACAACTACAACAAGTAGTTCTAGCACATCTACTAGTACAAGTACATCAACTTCTACAAGTACATCTACTAGCACATCAACTTCTACATCTACATCTACTTCTACATCTACTAGCACAAGTACTTCTACCACTTCTACTAGTAGTACAACCACTACCACTACAACATGTGCATATTGTCCATCTAGTGTACTTCCTACAAATTCAGTTACATGGAAAGGTTTAACTACAACATCAGATGGTACGTTATATGGTTGTTCATCATCAGGTATTGTTTATAAATATCCTGTAGGAGGACCTTGGTCCACTGTATCATCATCAAATAATTTAAATGCAGCTATAGCCGCAGATTCTTTAGATAATGTATATGCTGCAAGAAATGGAGGTACGTTATATGTAAAAACTTCATTATCATCATCGTTTGTTCCTATCATACCATTTGTTGGAAATGCTTTTTGGACAGGATTATCTGTAGATGATAATGATACATTATGGACACTCAACACTGCAGGTGATATTTATAAAAAAGCAGTGTCTGCAAGTACATTTACATATCACGGAACAACACCTATTTCATCAGTAAGAGATATAACTGTAGCACCTAATGGAGATATTTACGTATGTCGTTTTGATGGTATTTGGAAACAAACAGGAGGAGTTGGATCATTTGTTGCATTACCAACATCACCAGGATATTGGACTAGTATATCAGCATCTTCTAATGGAGATATAATTTGTGTTGGTGAAAAAGAAACAGGTTATGTTGGAGGAGTTTGGATAATATATGCAGGAACAAATACATTTGTTAAAATATCATGTGATTCAGATTCTGATTGGTCAGCAGTTTGTGCAACTGGAAATTGTGAATTCTTTGCAGGACAACAGAACAGTGATCAAGGTGATGGAGAAGTTTATGCATTTGGATAAAAAAAACTAACTAAAATAAAATAAAATGACAGTATTTATAACATTAACATTAGCTGGAGCTAATGTAGGTCCATTTAATTTATATTCAAACATTGATGGATTTACAACAGCATTTGAATTAGGAGTGTCTAAAGCAGCATTGCTTTCAGGATATTCTTCTTCACTTGTTCCTGATTATACAACAACCATTAGATTGGTTTCTACTGGAGAGTGTACTAATTATTTTGATATACCAATAGATTTATTTCCTACAACTACATCAACTAGTACAACTACAGTGGCTCCAACAACTACCACTACTACCACTCTATTTCCTTGTGTAATAAGTGAACTTATCATTAATAATGACTCATTAGGTTCATCAATAGATTCAGTTAGTGCATCAGGTTGGTTGATTGCAATTACAACTCCTGTTGCAGCAGGTAATACAGCTACTGGAACCCATGGAACAACAAGTAATGCTATTAGCGTTGATATCACTCCATTTGATTCTGGTGATAATCCTTCATGTTTAAGTTTATATGTAAACTCAGTACTTATACAAAGTATAACAGTTACAGCTGAAGGAACTTACACATTCGATCCTTATACAATAAACACAAATGATTGTGTATGGATTGTGTACAATCAAGGTACGTGTCCATCTTAACGATAATAAAAATCATAGTTTGTTGGTTTTCTATGTTTTCTCCTCGAGTTTATTCTCGGGGAGTTTTTGTTTCTAACTAATTTAATTATAAATAATTACAGCTCTAATCAAAATTATTTGGAATATACAAAAACAATTCTTTATCTTTACAATATTTTTTTAACTAATATGAGTGTATATGTCTGAAAATCAAAGCTTATTAAGTCAATTGCAGGAATTGCTGACACAAAAGAGAGGTAAGAAATTCTATGCTGAGAGACTTGGAATAAGCGAATTTGAAGTTAATGAGCTTTTAAAAGAGCTTAAAGAAAAGGACAATTATCAAAACGTAGAAGTAAAAAACTACACAGAAGAACGAAAAGTAAATGTTGAGAAGGGAACTATAGAAAGTACAATCGTATCTGATTTTGATCCTAAAGATGATCTTGAGTTAGCAAAGCTACATAAGATAAACTTAGACAAGTATGTAATAACAAACTATTGGTCTAAGATGCTACCAAGTGGGAAATTTACTTCCTCTGTATTCTCAAAGAGAAAAGAAGCAAAACATTACTCTCCTGAGGACTTTGCTAAATTCTTAGAAAACTACAAACCAAACAACATAGAGGTTAAAAAACAAAACACATCAAACCATAAAGATTATGTAGATGTAGAAATCTCTATAGCAGATTATCACCTAGCTAAGAAGACAGTGGATGGTGATAATGATCCAACTACAAGAGCTTTAAGATATGTCAATATGGCTCAATCTTTGATAGATAAAGTGAAAGCTAATTACAATATAAACACTGCTGTGTTACCAATATCAAATGATTTCTTTCACACCGATAACTATCAACACCAAACTACAAACGGTACTCCACAAGACACTATAATTAACTATTCAGAAGAATATGAATTAGGATTTAGTATTCTTGTAGATACAATTAATATGCTAAGACAACATTGTAGTAATGTAATTGTTGTTCTTGTGCAAGGAAACCATGACAGAACTAAATCTTTCTATCTAGCTCATGCATTAGATGTGTTTTTTAAAGATGCGTTGGATGTAGAGTTTATAAGAGAACATTCAGTTATTAAAGGGTTGACATTAGGAAATACATTCATTGGATGGCACCACGGTAATTGTAAGTTAGAAGACCTACCGTTATTGTTTGCAACCCATCCTAAATATAGTCATCAGTTTGGAGATGCTATTTATAGAGAGGTACATACAGGAGATAAACATCACTATATGGCTAAAGAGGTAAAGGGAGTGAGAATACAACAAATGCCTAGTTTGTCTGGAACAGATAGATGGCACTTAGATAATAACTTCGTACATTCAGTACGTGCAGCTCTTGCTTTAGTCTATGATTTTAATCTAGGTAAGATAGCAGAGTTTGAAACTCGAATATAATTATGGCAACATTAAGAAAATTAGTATCAGATGTTAGAAGTGTCCACAAGATACTTTCTACAGACAGTCTTATTACTGATAGAGCAATTGCTTCTGAGATAAGAAACAATTCCCTACTACTTATTAAAAGAGAAACCAATCTAAGAAAACTTTGGGCAACTGATACATTATTTACCACTATTCCATGTTTAGAGATGGTAGAAGTGCCCATCTCTGAATGTTGTAATTATGTAGATGAGTGCACTGTTGCTAGAACTAAATTTAAACTCCCACGTATATCAGAAGGTAATTACCAATATGTAATACAAGGAGTTTATTCTATTAATGCATTAGGTGGCCAAGGAAAGAAGTTAAAAGAAATCTCTGTTAACAGATATCTTAATCTATTAAAGCTTCCTGTAATAAAGAAAGAAGAATACTTCTGGATATCTAATGGATATCTATACGTTAATAATCCTTTAATCAAATCAATCAGATTTGTAGCATTCTTTGAAGAGGATGTAGAAAATGAAATCATGTATCCAGAATGTGGATGTGGAACTCCAGAATATACAAACGAACAGTTATGTATGAATCCATTAGATAAAGAGTTTCCTCTTCCAGGATATTTAGAACAACAAGTGCTACAACTTACATCGCAAAAACTTCTATCCACTTATTTCAATATCAAAACAGATATGAGTCAAGAAGGAATAGATGGTCAAGCACCAAATTCAAAACCAACTAGTTAATGTCAAGAACCAAAATTGATTGGAGAAGTTCTAGTAAAGACAGTTATAATAATTTCTGTAAAAAACATCCATCTATAAAATTAACATATGATGAGTGGAGAAACATATTATACACTTACAATGAATGTTTTAAAGAACATATATTAGAAACAGGTGAGAAAGCAAAACTACCTTTTGGGTTTGGAGAGTTCTCAATAAATAAAAAGAAAAGAAGAAAACTAAAAAATAACGTAGATGGTAAAGAGTTTGTCAACCTTCCTATAGATTGGCAAAAGACTAAAGAGAAAGGAAAGGTTATATACAACTTTAACTACCACACAGAAGGATATTTCTTTGGATGGATGTGGTTTAAACAAACAGCAAGATTTAAACATTCCGATCTTTGGTATTTCAAACCTTCTAGACTTACATCAAGACTTCTGTCACATTACTTAAAGACCAACGACAAGTATCAATACATCTATAACGAATGGAAAAAATAAATTATGTCGTACTACTATAAATACAATTTCGTATCACCAGAGCCTGTCTATTCAACAGTTAAAGAAGAGCTTAAAAGCTATTTTGACACTGGTGCAATAGATGATCTTTTATTTCCTACCTACTTAGACAAAGCTCTTAAGAAGTTGGGAAGAACTACATTTGTAATTAGTGAAGAAGTTCTTTTTATTGAAGATTTTGAAGCTAGACTTCCTGATAACTTTTATGCTGTTAGAGAAGCTTGGATGTGTACAGAGGTGGCAGGTTATCCATATCAGACAGCTAATTCATTCTATTCTCAAGCTGCTTCTGCTACCACTATACAAGTTGCTCCATTAACTATTGGAGGAACTCCTTGTAATAATCCTGGTTGTCAAAATGCAGCATGTGATGGTACATGTATGCCATCATTAGTTCAAGCTGTATACAAAACAAATAATCAGGTAGCTAGAGGGTATAGACATGAGTATTTACTTAGACCTGGTAATATATCTGCAAGACAAAACTGTGGTGTGGAATACACAAGTGCATGGGACTTCTATGCAGAAGCACCCCCTATTCATGAATTCACTCCTGGAGCTGCTAGTTATGACTCTTTTGATATTAGAGATAATAAGTTTGTAACTAATTTCAGAAATGGTGTAGTTCACTTAATATTTTATGCTACAGAGTATGATGAGATTGGTAATCAAATGATTCCTGATAATTATCGTATAAGAGAATATATAGAAGCATTCATCAAGTTTAAAGTGTTTGAAATGCTTACTAATCAAACCAATGATGAAACATTCAATCAGTTACAACAAAAGATGATGTATCACAAACAAGCTTATGAAGAAGCATACATCATGGCTGAGATTGAGATGAAGAAACAATCTCCTTGGGAGAAACAGAGAAGAATTAAAAATGATCTTAATAGATTTAAAATGTATGAACTTCCAAACCGTACTAATAGATATGGTAGAAGACGCAATAACTAACCACTATGGCAGACGAATTAGATCAAATTAGAAAAATACTTGATGGAGATAAAAGCAATATCAAAATGGATTATGGTGTTGCTGTTTATGGTTTGAACATGGATAGTACAGTTAACCAAGTTAAACCAGGAGAATTAACTTATGCATTAAATGCAGCTTTGGAAAATTTTGATGCAAGTTCTGTTAATTAT